TAGGTAGATTACAAACAGGTGGAGTATTTATAGTTACTGCTTTAGCATTGATAATTGCATTATTAATAAGTAAATGTTCTGGTGATGTATCAAAAGAAATTGTTTCTGTAGATACAGTTATTAATAATGTTTTTGTATTTGATACTATAATACTTAAAGATACTGTAATACAATATCAAACTAAATATAAAGAAAAAAAGATTAAAGAGTTTATTTATGAGTTATGTGATCAAGTAGTTGATGAGAATGCTATTAGAAAACATTTACTAGATTCATTAGATATTGATAAATTAATTAAAACTACTAATGCTTCTGTCTCTGGTGATAATTATACTATTGATAGTAAGTATAAATATATTGGTGAATTTTTATCTGCTGAACATGTTGTTGAAGTAGAGCAATTAGAAACTATTAAAGAGATTGAAAAGACTATAACTAAAGAAGTGATATTAAAACAAAAGCTTGGATTATATGGTGGTGCTGGAGTTAGTTTCAACAATGGAGAAGTAAATGATTATTCTGTACTTTTAAATTTGGGAAATGAAAAATTTCAAATTGGTGTTTCAAAATCTCTTAAAGAGGCTGAGCAATTTCAACTTAACCTTACTCATAGATTGGGTAAAAGTAAATATAAATAGATTAAAACAAGTAATTAAGAATCCTATATTACTGTTCTATTATACTGAAGGTAATTACAAAGCATTTATAAAGAAAGAATATGAGAAGTATTTTGATAAAGATAGTGTAGATGACTTATTATATAAAGTATCTCAATGTCCTGAATGTTATAAAAATGGAAGTTGTTTGAGTTGTGGATGTCCTATTGATAAAATGTTATATTCATCTAAACTTTGTCCTGATGGAAAATTTTAATACTTTAATTGATCAGTTTGAATTTGAATTTAAACCACATAAAACAAAGGATCACATAAGCGTTGAATTAACTGCTACACATTATACATTAGATTTAAAGTTTACTAGAAAGATTGAAAGAGATTTTAAATGGTTATCAAATAGTGATAAATTTAAAATTCAAAATGAACTATATAAACAAATATTTAAAGATATATTAATGGTTGCTGAATTAGGACAAAGTGGATTAATCCAATCGCCTTATGATTATGAGTTGAAATCTATAAGAACATATCAATATGATTGGAGAAAACAAAAATGGTTTACTATTGAAAATAATAAAATTATTTATTCATGATAGTAAAAGATGTAACTAGATTTGGTAAATTAGAACCTGTTATTATTAGTAGAGATACTGATCCTATATTTCCTGATGTTGTATACAATGAACTTAAAAATAAACATGATTTATTATTACAAGCTATTAACTTAGCTAACTCAGAGTCAAGAATGTTACATCATGATATTAATAATAAAAAAGATATTATAAATAAATTAGACGATAAATTATCAAAATTAGATGATATTAATCATGAATATGAATTACTTAAAAAAGAAATAGAAACATTAAGAACTTTAAAAGATGAATTAGTAAATGATTATATCCATGATGATAAATTAGTATTAGAAGAATTAGTTTATGATGAATCTGAATTTGTAAAAAATCCAATTGAATATGATTGAGCAAGCAAGTATTATTAGTTTAGTATTAAAAAATACTCCAATTAAAAAAGAGCCTATTACTAAAAAAGTAGAAAGTTATAAATTTGATTTTTTAGACTTTTCAAAAGTATAACAATGAAATGTAAAAAATGTAATAAAAAAATAAAAAGTGGAATTTTAAATGTAGCTGAACATTATAAGACATGTCCTGGACAAGCATTATATGATACAGTTGATAATACTAATAGAGAGCATTATATGATAGCTGGTGCCAAAGCTATGAATATACTTACAGAAGCTCTTAAACAAACATGGTTAAATGAAAGATAAATCAGAGTTAATTAAGTTACTAAAGCAATTGAATATTAAATAATGAAAGAACTTCAAAATTCTACAAAAATAATTCAAGAGCATTGTCAAAAAAGGAGTATCTTTTGAAGATTCTTTTTTTGATGATATACATAAATAATGAAAAATAATGAAGAAATTAATCTGTTATTGTCTATTGTTACTACCTTTTACAGGATACTCACAATTTTATGAAGAAGAGGAGGTTTTTGTAAATGATAAAGTTATTTATGATGATCGTCCTATTCCTAAAGGAGAATTTAATTGTGTAGTTTTATATGCAGTTATAGGAATGCCTGAAGTACATATTGACAGGTATATAAGACCTACAGATAAAGAATTAGTAGAATCTTTATATGGAGTAGAAAATGTACAAACCTTTAAATATTATATTAAACTAGAAATAGGTAAAGCTTTTGATACTGATAAAGTGTTAAAAACTGTTACTTATGAACTAGGTTGTAAAACAATTAAAAACGATTAAAAATTTAATTATGAAAATATTAAATAATCAAACAGTAGGTCAAGAAAATGATGTACAAAGTTGGGGAACTCAAAACCTTTTTAAATTAATTAGTGAATCTTATTCTGTTGAAGAAGGATTGATAGAATCAACTAAAGCAATGGATGTAGGTAATGGATGTGTTATTCAAGTAACTAATAGGTATTTAAATCCAGATGAAAGTTATAGTACTCATGAATCTCTTGTATTTGTTCCAGGAGTAATGATTCTTGAAAATTTAAATGCTGAAACTAAAGAAGTATTGGCTAGATATATAATAAGTAAAGATATAGTTCAACAAACATTGGATAATCAAACTAATAAAAATAATAACGAAGAAGAATAAAATAATGCATATAACACAAACTATAAACTCACAAAATAATAAGACATTTAAAGTAATAGATAAAGATGTAACTGAATTAATAGATTTTAATTATATTATTGATTTAAAAAGAAATGATGTTAAATCTATTGAAAAAGGATGTGACTGTACAAGTACACAAGTTATAAATACAAAGTTAAAATTAAAAGTAGATGGTTCTAAAATATTACCTGTTAGTTCTTTAGTCCCTGTTAAGTTATATGATGCTGGTAGAAAAACTTATTTAAAAGTTGTTACATTAACTGTAATATATAAAGACAGGCAAAAAGAACATTATAAATTTAATCTTACCGTTCATGAGCCTAAGTAATATACAAAAACATTTTACTCCTGATACTAATTTTTGGGAAATTAATCCTCAATTAATTATTATCAAACCCTTTTCTGATTTATATGAAAATGATAAATCAAAAGGTAAAAATAACTCATCTAAAGATATGTGGGTTATTTTTTTTATGTCTGAACCTGATGATGATATAAATAAGTTTGCTAGAATGGCATTTTCAGAAAGATTAAAAATGTTAAAAGAAACTTATCATAGTGATTTTAAAGAAACTGATCAGCTCATTAAACAATGTATACATAAATATAGTGTATTATGTTTAACAGCCGTTGAGAGAGCTTTAAAACAAGAAATAGAGAGTATGCAGAATATGTCAGATTATTTAGCAAATCAAAACTTAGATGAATTATCATTAGATGCTATAAAAAAACTAATTGATATAAGAAGTAAAACACCTAAAGTTTTAGAGAATTATGAAAAACTTGAACAAAGATTTATTAAACAAAAGAGTGAAGCTAGATTAAGAGGAGGAAGAAAGAAAAGTAAATCTGAAAAAGGAGAATTATTTTCTAAAATAACTGGTGATAATACTATAAATTTTGAATAATGAAATATAGAAAATTTGATAATGATCTTATATTTTCTGATGGTGAAACTACATGGAGAATATGTGATGTAAAACATGAACATGGGTTCATAATGTATTATTGTGTAAATGATGATATACCAAATATTGAAAGAAATTTTACAGGAGAAGCTATTAATGATTATTTGAATAGAGAACTTAATTTAAACTAAATAATGAAGTTTAAAACAGATTATATACGAATAGAGAATCTAAAACAATTTTTAATACCAAAACTTAAAGAATACCATCCTGATGATCCTAGACATACTCCTTATTGGTCTAAACTAACTAAATATTGCATTGAAGGTTTATGGGGTAATGAATTTGGAAAGAAACGTTACATGCCTGGAAGATTATTCTTTTATGGTAATTTTTGTACCATATTGGATGTAAATGAAGAAGAAAATACTCGTGTTAAAATTAAACCTTTAATTAGAGATATTGAATGGGAAAGGAGTTATAATTTATTAGAAGCAGAAGGATTTAGTGGATGGTCTAATGATGAAGATTATACTTCTGACATTGCTGTTCTTGATCCTGATAGCATAACTAATAAAAATAGTAAAAGATATTTAGATTTACATAACAGTGATGGTAAACTAAAAAGATATTTGCCAGCTAGAGAAAATATAAGGAAGTTACATGATAAAATAATGGGACTTCCTTTATATCATAATGAATGTAAGAATATCGTGGAATTGGGTTGTTTACATGAAACTGTTCAGGTTAGAATGTATGATGGTAGTTTAAAGTATTCTAAAGATATTAAAATTGGCGATAAGTTAATGGGTGTTGATTCAACACCAAGAATCGTACAAAAGTTAGTAAGAGGTGAAGGTTTAATGTATGATAATTATACAAAATATGGTGATAAGTACAGAACTACTGATTCTCATTTACATGTATTAAAAAAACATAAAGTTTTACCTAAAACTAAAAAAAGAAAAAATAAATTAAAATATACAGAAGAACATTATTTAGATACTAATCAAATATTAGATATAAATAAAGAGATATTAAAAAGACAATATGAAGCTGTTATACAAGGTGTAGATTACCCTATTAAAAGACAAATTATCAATCCTTATTTTATAGGTTACTGGTTAGGAGATGGTTTTAAACGTGAAAAAATAGTTTGTTATAATGAAGATGATAAAAAATACATAGAACCACATTTAATAAATATATTATCTGATGCTGATTCAATTAAAATAAAAGAAATAAAAAAATATAAAGGTCATTTAGGTAGTAAAAAAATATATAGATTAAATTGGTCAAGAAACGATTTAAAAGTTAAAAATAATTATTGGTCTAATACATTTAGAAATAATAAACATATCCCTATAGAATATTTACAAGGAGATAAAGAACAAAGACTTCAGTTACTGGCAGGAATGATAGATGCTGATGGAAGTTATGAAAGAGGTAGATATAGAATATGGAATTGTGATTTTAATTTAATTAAACAATTTCAAGAATTAGCACGTTCTTTAGGTTTCAAAGCTAAGTTACATAAAGAACAAATAGGAGGTGTTACAAATAGTATTAAATATATATTAAGTATAACTGGTAATATATCAATTGTCCCATGTATATATCCTAGAAAAAAAGCAAAAAATACTAATTTACAAGGAAGTGATAAAAATCATTTTCATGTTGATTTAGATAGTGCTAAAGTAGAGCCTTTTTATGGTTTTGAAGTTGATAAAGATAATAAATTTTTATTAGCTGATTATACTGTAACACATAATGCTCGTGGCGGAGGAAAATCATATTATTATTCTTTAGCTGTATGTAAATATGAAATTTGTTTTAATGGAACTAAATATTATACTGAGGAGTCTATACTAAAACCACCTAAAGCTGAAGTATGTGTAGGTGCTGGTCAACAAGATAAATCTTCTGATTTTTGTAAAAAAATAAAAGATTCTATGTTTATGTTGGCTACTGATAATGAATTAGGAGTATGGACTAAACCTTCTGATGAAGATTACGAACCTAGTCCATTTTTTAAACAAATGGCTGGTTCTTTAGAACCTAACAATAAAAAGAATCCTTGGAGACATGAATATGAATTAATTGATAAAGGAAGAAAAATTAAAGAAGGTACTGGTTCATATATAGCTCATGTAATATATTCTCCTCAAAAAAGTGATGGTGCAGAAGCAGCAGCAGGAGGACGTTATAATAAACTAATTTATGAAGAAGTTGGTTTATTAAAATTATTATTACACGCATGGGGTTCTAACAATGCGACAGTTAAAATTGGTAAACAATTTGGATGTCAAATTGGGTTAGGAACTTCTGGTAATATGGAAACTATTAAACCAGCAAAACAAATATTTACTCATCCTAAACAATATAATTTATTATCTTTTGTAGATGATTGGGAACAATCTGGTGAAATTGGATTCTTTCTTCCTGCTTATATTACTAATAGAAGGTTTAAAGATGAAAATGGTAATACAGATTTTGAAGCTGCTATAAAATATTATAAAAAAGAAGAAAATATAGCTGCTCAAGCAGATAATCCTCATGTATTAGCTATATTTAAGATGAATAATCCTTTAAAACCATCTGATATGTGGCAATCTAATAAAGGATATTTATTACCTGTAAATGAAGCTGAAACAAGAGAAAAAGAATTAATAAAAAATAAATTATATAAAAAGATAGGAACTCCTGTAAAACTAATATGGAATAGTAAATTTCCAAGAGGAGTTCAACATGAAATAGATAAAACTAAGCAACCTTACTATGAACATAAATATAAGTATACTAGAACTGCTTTAGATGGTCCTATAATGATCTATGAGTTCCCTCAAGAGGTTAAAGGTGAAATACCTAAAGATATGTATATATTCACTCATGACCCTTATAAATCAGATAGATTAGATGAAGGAGAGTCATTAGGATGTACATATGTAATAATGAATCCTAAATATATACCTTATGGTTATAATGGTAATACTATTGTAGCTTCATATATATCTAAATGTTCAGGCGGTAGAAAAGAGTATTATGAGAACTTAGAAAAGTTATTACAATACTATGGTAATCCTCATAGAGGGTTATGGTTTGAAAATAATGCAGGTATTGGTGATGAATGTAAAAATTATTTTGTAAATAGAAATAAAGCATTATTACTTAACTTAAAACCTCAAAGAGTTCAAACTTCTAATGTACATCAAAAGCATATAGTTAATTATGGGTATGTTGTAGGTAATAAAACAGCTAAAGTAGAACTAATAAATAAATTAGCAGAATGGTTGTTAGAACTTACAGAATTAAGTGATGGTGTTAAAAGAAATATAGAAAGAATACCTTGTAGGTTCTTAATACAACAAATACAACAATTTAGTATAGAAAGTGGTAATTATGATGCTGTAATGTCAACATTAGGGTTTATAATTAGCATAAAAGAGAATGAAAAAGAATTAATGGAATCTTTCCAAAAGAAAGAGAATCCATTATCATTTTTATCTCAAAACCAAGGATTATTTTTTGTATCTGATCCATTTGATACATTTAAAGAAAGAAACTCTTCATTGTTTGAAGAAAAAGAAAAAGAAGTTGTAAATTATAATTGGGTTGATAAATGGAACATAAATAACAAAAATGATGAATTCACATGATATTGAATTAAGTAAATTAAAATTTTCTTATAAAAGTGCTAAAACAGATAAAGAAGCACTTATAATATATAAAAAAATAATTGCGCTAAGAGAAAAAAGAAAAAAAGAAAAGAAAATAAAAAATGGATAAATATTATATTCCTGATATTGAAGAATTTTGTTTAGGATTTGAATTTGAATATTATATTAGAAATCAAACTGAAGAAGGATTTGATCCAAAATGGGTTGAATCTAAAGTTATATTAGATGATTCTAGAGATGCTCAAATAAAAGGATTAACATTTCCTATATTAAAAGATATACCTTTAAAATATTACCAAATAGGATTAGCATTAAAAAATAAAACAATTAGAGTTAAAAAATTAGATGATAAAGATATAGAATCATTTAATTTTAAAAAAATTGATGATGATAAATTTATTAATAATGATAATTATATATCATTAAATTTCAATAGTCAATTTTTTAATTTTCCTAATTATGTAACTATTAATAATAATATTAGAAATGAAATGACAAGTGATCATTACTTCATAGGTTCATTTGATGGTTATATAAAAAATAAATTTGAACTTACAAATATATTAATTAAAATTGGATATATTAATACATTTGTAAAAACTGAATTAAACGAATAATACAATTAATGAAAACAATTGAAATCCATAATAATCACGAAAAAATATTGGCTGGATTAAATAAAGCTGCTGATATTGTTAAAAGTACAATGGGAGCGTCAGGTAAAAATGTTATTGTAGCTAGTAATGATAGAGTTGAACCTCTTAAATTTACTAAAGATGGTGTGTCTGTTGCTAAATCAATTAAACTTCCTGACCCAATAGAAAATATTGGAGCACAAATTCTTATCTCTGCGGCTAATAAAACTGTAGAAGAATGTGGAGATGGAACCACTTTAACATGTGTACTTACTCAAGGTCTTATTCAAGAAGTATTTGAATTAATTAAAGATAAAGATATTATAAAAGAATTATCTAAATTAGATAAGGCTGTTGACGAAGTAAAAGAATTTCTTAAAAAAGAAGCATTAGAAATAAAAACAACTGATGACATACGTAATATTGCTACTGTTAGTTCTAAGTCTGATCGCTTGGGTAATATGTTTGCTGAAATATATACTCAAACAGGATTTGATACACTTATTAATCTCGAAAAATCAGAGCACAGTAATAAAACGTATTATGAAATTTCTAAAGGTATAACGTTTACAGGTGGATTTATTCATCCATCATTTATGACAAATAAAGATACAGAACAAGCTATTTATGAAGATGCTTATATTTATATTGAACATTCACCTATTAATAGAGTTTCACCTAGACTTCAAAGTTTATTAGAAAACTTATGTATTAATCAAGGTGTTCCTTTAATTATTATTGCTCCTAAATTCTCAGACGGATTCATGCGTCAAATGTCTATGAATAAAGTAAACAATTCAGTTAATGTTTGTTTAGTTAAAACTCCTGGATATGGTCATGGACTAAAGAAAAATATAGAAGATATAACTTCTTATCTCTCTCCTGCTGATGATACTGATGTTTATGGTTTTGTTGATAGAGTAGTTATGGATGCTTATAAAATGATTATCTATAATGATGATACTCCTAGACTAAATGCTAGAATTAGAACATTAGAGTCATTGAGAGAAAATGCTGTTGAATGGTTTGATGAAAAAGACTATAATGAAAGAATTCATGCTTTACAAGGTTCTACTGTAACTATTTTTACAGGAGGTCAAACAGCAGAAGAATTAAACGAAGAATACGATAGAATAGAGGATGCTATAGGAGCTGTTCAAAGTGCGTTACAACAAGGTTATGTTGTAGGCGGAGGATTAGCTTTATTTAAATCAGAAACCCTTCATAAAGAGCTTAAAAGTGTACTTAAATTACCTTTGAAACAAATTATGTCTAATGCTAATGTTGTCGATGTATTTAAAACTTATAAAAATCCTCATGTAGGTTATAATGTGAAAACTCATAAATATGAAAACTTTTTAGAAAGTGGTATTATTGATCCAGTAAAAGTTTTAATAATAGCATTAGATACAGCAGTGGCTAGTACAAAATTATTAATTAATACTGAATTTACATTATACAATGAGTACAAACAATCAATTGGAATTTAATGAAACATTCAGAAAAGGCTATAAAAAGT